TGGAGCTTTCCTCAACGCTTTTGTTGGGGGACGCTCTGGATCTCCGTTTTGTGTCGGAATGAACGTTTGCTCTCCGGAGTGGGACGAACTTATCCGCGACCTGCTCGCTATCAGCGAGCGCGGGTTTGATGGGGATTATAAGAAGTACTCTGCCCTCTACACAGAGGAGGATGCTGAGGATGATGCGTATATCCTCCGGGAGTTCTACAAGGGCTGCCCTGAGGAGGACCACATTGAGCGCGAGACGTACTTGTACATGCTCGTGCACAACAAGGAGATGATTGGTGCCACGGTTTTCCAGAGCCACCACGGTGGTCCGGACGGCCATGTATGCACTACTCTTCTTAACTGCTTATCTAACGCCCGGAAGATCCTTATGGGCTTTCTTGGCGTGACTCGCAGAGCATATTTGGAGAAGAAGCTCCCTATTGCTTGTACCTCGGTGATGGCTTTCCGCAAGTTTGTTGCAATGAAGATTTACGGGGATGACAACGCCGTTGCAGTAGCGCCTGCTATGTGTGGCGTGTTCAACGCCAAGAGTCTCGGTGATTACTTTTCGGAGTTTGGTATTATCTATACGCCTGCCACTAAGGATTCGACGCTCTCGACTGACCTTGTGCCCGTGCTAGCTTTGTCTTTCTTGGGCAACACCACCGTGGAGTCTGATCTCCACCCTGGCGTCAGGTATATGCCTTATGTCAGCGACGAGAGTCTTCAGAAAACATTGTCGTTTGTACGCAAGTCTAAGTCTATTGACGAGATTGAAAGTGCGCTGCAAAACGCTGCTGGGGTGCTCATGCGAGTTTATCCTAGCGGAAAGGCCCGCTTTATGCAACATTACGATGCCTTGCACGACGCTCTCGGCGAGTATGATGCGCGGCACTCTCTACCCACTTGGGGTGATTTGTTCCTCAGATGGGAAGACAAGAACTTCCTTGATGACGTCGACACTGAGCGTGCGTTTGACTTTATGTCGACCCGCTTGCGCTCGCAGATGTTTTCAGTCTGCAGTGATGACGAGGATATGCCTGAGTTTGATGAGAACTATCGTGACCCTGTTGTGTTGCGCATTTCTAGTACTGGAGCGCGCCACGTTTGCACTGTCTGTGATCGGTCGTTCACCTTCCGTACTAACGCCACACGACATTTCCGCGCTAAGCACAGTTTCCACGAAGGGATTCTTCCCTGTGCCTCTTGTGGGTTTCTCTCTAACAGGATCGACTCACAAGCTAGACACGTTCTCCGCTGCAAGGCGCGAGAACGTCGCCGAGCTGAGGCGCTCACCCGTGCTACTGAACGTGCTGCCTCTGAGCCTGAGTTGCCTGTGCGCCAACAGGGTGCTATGACCAGCACGACAAAGAATTACAACTTCGGTAAGGTCGTAGACAGTACTCTCTCTATGTCCACTACCGGGGACGAGATGTCTTCTAGTGCATCCGCTTCTGCTAGTCAGGGCGCGATGGACAAGCCAAATTTCGGCCTCAACCCCCACGTTGCCTCCCTTCGTGGACCCTATACGTGCTCTAGTGAAAATCTTACTTATGCCCAGAACCTGTCCTTGGACTCTGGGTCCTCGTGTCCGTCTGCAGGTCCTGAACAGTATTCTACTGAGCAGGATGAGATGAATTTTCGGTATATGGTCGAGAAACCTTCTTGGCTCTCTACGGATACAATCGATGTTTCTCAACCTGCTGGCACTATCATTAGGAGTGGCGATATAACACCATGCACTACTCTTGTGTCCGCCGTGAATGGCGACTATGTGCAGGAAACCCTTCTGGGCTATTGTTCTGCCCCTTTCTCCTATTGGAGTGGGGGTATAAAGATGGCCTTTGAGTTTAACGTTGCTGGTGCCCACACTGCTCGTATTGCTTTTGTGATCCAGTATGGGGTCTATACTGGCGCGCCTGCCAACCTTACACAAGTGATGGCTCAAAATGCCCAGGTGTTTGATGTCAACTGTGACTCGACTCTGTTCAATGTGGTGATTCCTTACAAATCCAGCACTGCTAGGATGGAAGTTCCGCGTGGACAAGGTGTGAATAACACCTCTATTGGCCGCTGGCATTTGGTTGTTCTTAATCCTCTTCGTGCTACAGCACCAGAGGTGGTTTCCCAAACTATGTACGTGAACACGTACACTAGTGGGGCTTCTGACTTCAACCTCTCCCTGTACGGGATCAATGGTGGATCTCTTAGACCTATTGTCGCCACTGAGCCAGTGGGACCAACTGAGTCTGAAGAGAAAGTCGAGTATATCATGGTTCGTCAACAGATGGACAGTGGTGGTGTTGAGTTGAAAGTTGATGCTGAGGCTTCACATGCGCACTCGAAGGTCACCACGATCAAATCGCGTGCGCTTATGGCTATGGCGCCAGAGAATTTCTCATATCAGTCCATTGCCGATCGTACTACGTACGTGACACAGCTGAACTGGACGACAACCGACGTCCAGAGCGCGCCTCTTGGGAGTTTCCGCTACCCCACTGATTTTATCACGGGCCAGAACTCTGAGGGATTTATTAAGTTCCTCAAGAACAGGCCTATGAAGATGGATCTCAACTTCCTGGTGCAGGGGTCTCCCTACTACAATGGGCAAGCTATAGCGTATGTGGTTCCCCTGACTAGTGACGCTGAAATCGATGAGACTCAAGCCCTCTCGCGCGTGTCCCAGTCGGTGCTTCAACACACTATGCTCCGCCCTAACTCCACTAGTTCTACCAGTATTAGTGTGTCTTATGATAACATTAAGTATTGGCTGGATTCGGGGGAAGACATGGGCGGTATTCGCGTTGAAGTATGGAACCCGCTACTGACCGGAACCACTGCTTTGCAGTCGGTTACTATCACCGTGTCTGTGACCTTCTCCGTTGATTTTGCATTGTTGGACCCCACCGCTGCTATCATGAACGTGCGCGGCCAGATGATGGACTCAGACCCTGCCACTGTGCAGGAGCTTGCGGCCCCCGATGGCGACATCGTCGTGATGACCAGCGTCAAGTTACCCCCTGTGCTAGAGGCTGAACGCATGCCATTGAACGTGATGAGCACCATGAAGCGGTCTATTCCAGTGTTTTCAGGTCTGCTGACTGCTGAACACGACCTTGAGGTGTCATTTAACCCCTCCGACATGTTCAACCCCAACACCGTGTACTCACC